CTCCCGCCGCTCCCGCCGCTCCCGCCGCTCCCGCCGCTCCCGCGGCCCCGGCCGCTCCGGCCGCTCCCGCGGCGCCCACGGCCCCGGCCGCTCCGGCCGCTCCGGCCGCTCCGGCCGCTCCGGCCGCTCCGGCCGCTCCGGCCGCTCCGGCTCCCTCCGAGGCCAGCGGGGCCGCGGATTCGGAACAGAAGACCCTTTATGAAGGGCTCGTGTCGCGCGGCCTCATCCCCGCGAACCGGAGCGGCCGGAAGCCGGGGGTTGCGAAGCTCCGCGCCATGACCGCATGGGGCTGGAGCCTGGACCAGTTCGCGGCATGGGAGAAGGCCGAAGCCGCGAAGGGCGCGCAGAGCATCTACAACGCGACCATGGCCCCCTTCACCCCCGCGGCGGAGGTTGCCCCGGCCGAACCCACGGAGCCCACGGCCCCGGCCGCTCCGGCCGCTCCCGCGGCGCCCACGGCCCCGGCCGCTCCGGCCGCTCCCGCGGCGCCCACGGCCCCGGCCGCCGCTCCCGCGGCGCCCACGGCCCCGGCCGCTCCGGCCGCTCCCGCGGCGGAGGCCGCTCCCGCGGCGCCCAAGGCATCCAAGACCAGCAACCCCGCGGCGCGCATGGGCTTCGTTCTGGTCATCAACGGAACCGTGAGCGATGGAGGCGCAACCGACTTCGCCCGGGACATCCTCCCCATGCTTCAAGCGCGCATCGCCGGAACGGATATCACCCTGGACAACGGTACGAAGGGCCGTTTCGAGTCGTACGGGGCCGTTCCCTTCGGCCGTGGGCTCCCGCTGGTCAACGCGGCCCTTTCCGAGTGGCTCACGGCCAACGCTCCGGCCCTCGGAGCCGGGGCTTTCGTGACCATCGACGCCAACACCCCCGCGGGCCGTGACTGCCTGGACACCCTCCGCGCCATGGCCTCGCGCGTGATTCGCGGCTTCTAGAACCTAACCCGGGGCCGTGTGAAACGTTGCACGTGCAACATGGCCCCGAACCCCTCCCCCGTAGTTCAATGGCAGAACACCGGACTTTGACTCCGGCCGTGTAGGTTCGATCCCTACCGGGGGAACCCATGAGTGAAGAGACCTTCGTAAACCAGTTGCACCCGGCCCTTTCGGGTATTGACTTTGCGGCGCGCATTGCGAAGTCAATCCCGAAGCCCCTCACTCTCCCGGAGGTTCCTGATTCGCTGGAGCTCCAGCGAATCGCGGCCCTTCCCCGGAGGCCGCAACATCCGCCCGGGGGAGTGGATTCCCTCGAATGCACGGAGTTTTGCGAGGCTTTCACCGATCTTTTCTCCCGGTTTCCGAGGGGCCACGCGCAACGGTTCACCCTCCGTCCGGTCCAGGCTTGGGCGCTTTCGGAGCTCTCCGAGGCGCGCGGGTTGTTCGGCCCTATCCCCGTCGGAGAGGGTAAGACCGCAATTACCTACCTTGCTCCGACGATGCTCCAGGCAAAACGGCCCCTGTTACTCATTCCCGCGGCCCTCAAAGAGAAGACCCGGAGAGACTTCCAAGACCTCTCAACCCGGTTGTACGGTACTCCGCCGCAATCATACCGAATCGAAAGTTACCAGAGGTTGGCAAGCATCAACGCGAAAGACCTTCTGCGCGACTATCAACCGGACTTGGTTGTGACCGATGAATGCCAACACCTGAGAAACCCGCGCGCCGCGGTTACTCGGAGGCTCCGGCGATACATGGATGAGAACCCGGGGGCCATGTTCGTTGGCCTCTCCGGCACCATTACAAAGCGGTCGATTCTGGATTATTACCTTCTTATCGGTTGGGCTCTCCGGCACACGAGCCCCCTCCCTCGCGCGTGGGTTGATTGTGCGCCATGGGCCAACGCGATTGATGAGAAGCCCTCACAAGGCCGAAGGGTTCTCCCGGGAGCTCTGCGAACGCTGGCCACAACCCCGGGTGAGTTGCTCACCATTACCTCCGCCGTCGGAGACGATAGGGTGCGCGCCGCGCGTTCGCTGTACCGTCGGAGGTTCTCTGAAACCCGCGGGGTTGTGGCCCTTCATACGACCAACGCAACCTCTCTCATCCTCTCCGAGTTGGATACGGAGGTCTATCCGCTCGGAAGCCTGGACGGATGCGATAAGCATTGGGAGCGGTTTCGTGATGAGTGGGAGTTGCCGGATGGTCAAATGATGACGGATGCCTTGGAACTCTCGCGACACGCAAGGGAGTTGGCGTTGGGCTTTTACTATCGCTGGACGCAACAGCCCCCGGAAGCATGGCGTGAAGCGCGCAAGGCATGGAGCAAGTTCGTTCGGTCCACTCTCAAGCATTCACACCACATGGATACCGAATTGCAGGTAGTCCATGGGATCAAAACGAAGTCGTTTCCCGCATGGGCCGATGGAGAAGCAACCCTCACCCTTTGGCGCGCAGAGCAACCGAAGTTCGTTCCAGTGACGGAGCCGTGTTGGATTTCAGACCTCGCGGCGCGGTACTGTCAACGTTGGCTCCGCGATAACCCGACGGGGATTGTCTGGACGGAGCAAGAAAGTTTTGGAGGCTACGTCTCCCGGCTCGCGCGGGTTCCCTTCTACGGTGAGCAAGGTAAGACGGCTCAAGGCCAGCGGATTGAAGACCACTCCCCGGGTACTCCCTTCGTGGCTTCCATGGCCGCGAACGGAACCGGCCGCAACCTCCAAGGTTGGGATAGAAACCTGATTACGGCTCCCCCGTTCACGGGTGCGAAACTGGAGCAATTGCTCGGAAGAACGCACCGGCAAGGCCAGAACTCCGCGGAAGTCCGGGTTGAGTTCATGCTGAATTGTTGGGAGCATGTGAACACGTTTTGGAAAACGGTTCGGGATTGCGAATACACCGAAGCGACAACGGGTATCCCGCAAAAGATTTCCATGGCCGCAATGGATATGCCCGATCTTGAAGACTTGGACGATAGGCGCGGCGCGCGCTGGTCCAAGTAAAAGACTTGACACGCCAGCCCCTTTGCGGCGTAGCGTGAAGAGACCTCGGAGCACACGGCCCCGGGGTTGGTCCCGAACACGGAACATCGAACGAAAGCGATTCAACACAATGGGAACCGGCGCACAAGGTATCTATGGGCTTCTCGCGAACAACCCGAACATTCTCAACGCAACCTCGCGGCGTCTCCCGGACGGCCTCCACTTGGTAGAGGTTATCTCTACCCGGCCGGGGGCCGCGGGAGCGCGTTCGGGTGCGGCATTCATCATCGAAATGCGAGTAGTCTCCGGCCCTCTCGCGGGGCAAAAGTTCTCTTCCGTTCCGAAACTCGAAAAGAGCCCCGAAGCCTCTACGCGGGAACTGGTCCAGTTCTGTGCGGCATGTGAAGGGAAGTCTCAAGACGATTTCACCAACCCCGTTTCGCGCGTGGTTGACGGGGGAACGCTCGCGGCCCTCATCCAACGCGCTTTCGAGGCTACCGTGGGGAACCCTCCGCAACCGGCCAACCCGTATGCCGGTATTCGGGTGTTCGTGCGCGCGGAAGAACGTACCGCGAAGGGCTCCGGCTTCAAATTCACCCGCCATGAGTGGAGCGCGGCAACCCCGGCCCTCGCGCGTCAATCGGGTTTCGAGTGGCCCGAAGTTACCCCCGTGGCCGCGGAGCCGGGTTCGGCCGCTCCGGCCCCTGCGATGGCCGCTCCGGCCCCTGCGATGGCCGCTCCCCTCACCACGGCCCCCGGTTGGGGGCTCCCTCCGGCTCAACCGAACCTCCCCGGGGCTGGTTCGGCAAGCATCGCAGTTCGGCCCATGGCTCCCCCGGCCGCGCCCATGATGCCTCCGGCCCCTGCGATGGCCCCTCCGGCCGCTCCGGCGGCCCCTTCCGCGCCTCCGGCTCCGGTGATGGCCCCTCCGGCCCCGGCCGCGCCTCCCCCGGCTCCCGCGGCCCCCTCCGGCCCCCGGCCGGTTGAGGGTCAAGCGGGCTGGTTCCATTCGGTCAAGTTCCCCGGTTGGTGGTTCGCGGGGCCGTCGGAGGATGCGCCCACGGCCTATTACGACACGGCAACGGGTACGACTCACCGTTACTAACGGCCTCCGGTAGCGCGGACCCTCACCGGGAGGGGTTCGGGAGGTTCAAGCCCTCCGCCGCGCACTATGATCGAACTTCTTTCGCTGGACACTGAAACCAAGTTGATTGAGCCGGGAGTCCAGGCTCCCCCGTGTGTTTGCGTCCAGTGGAGAACCTCGCGCGGAACCGGCATCGAACACGCTCAACTTGAGAACCAGCGCACGCGCGACTTTCTGGCCACGGTGCTTGAGGGGCCGTACCTCATCACTGGCCACAACACCGCGTTTGATATGTCGGTTGTGTGCGCCAACTGGCCAGAGCTTACCCCGCTGGTTTTCGCGGCCTATGAAGAGGGCCGGATTACGTGTTCAATCATCCGGGAACAACTCTTGGACATTGCGGAGGGTTCACGCCACAAAACGTATGACCTGGAATCCGTCGCATACCGTTACAACGGACTTCCCCCGGTATCCAAGGCCAACCCGTGGAGGTTGAGGTATTGGGAGCTCCGAGCAACCCCCGTGGCTCAATGGCCCCGGGAGGCACTGGACTACGCGCGCGGGGATGTTGCCGTGCAATATGCCTTGCACGAAGCCCAATCGGCCCGCGCGCGGGGTATCGCACCGGATGCCTTGGAGGATGAGTCCAGGCAATCGGCCGCGGACTTTTGGCTCAAGTTGGTTTCAGCATGGGGAGTGCATACCAACGCCAAAGAGGTTGAGCGTTATTACCAGTTGGAGCGCGCACGGCTGGACGCATACCGCGCCGAGTTGACCGCGGCCGGGTTGGTGCGACCGAACGGAGTTCGCAACATGGAGGCCGCACAACGGCTCATGGAGCAAGCGTGTTCGGATGCTGATATCACCCTTCCGACAACGGCCGGGGGAAAGCCGGAACTCTCGGAGGATGCAATCGGCCTCACCGGCCATGATCTTTTAACGAAGTTCCAGAAATACGGGGCCGCGAAAACCGTGTTGAGTCGGATTGAACGGCTCCGGTTCGGCGACCGATACCCTATCCAGCCCCGTTTTACGTGTCTTCAAGGCACTGGACGCACAAGTTGTTCGCAGGGTGACCCGCGGCCGGGTGCAACTGGCCTCCCCGCGGCGTATGGTTACCAGTTGCAAAACACGGCCCGCAAAGAGGGGCCGAAAGAGTGTTTTGAACCGCGGCCGGGTTGCTGGTTCCTTTCGTGTGACTACACCGGAATGGAACTCCGTGCGTGGGCTTTCGTCTGTTTCAAGTTGCTTGGAGAGTCCCGATTGATGGAGGTTCTTAATTCCGGCAAAGACCCGCACACGGATCTTGCGGCCGGTATGGCCGGAATTGACTACCTCACCGCAACCGCTCTTATTCACGGCTCGCAAGGGCCGGAGCGAAAAGATTTCTTCAAGAGCAAGTTTCGGCAAACCGCAAAGATTGCCAACTTCGGTTACCCCGGAGGCATGGGCGTAAAGCGGTTTGTGGCCCAAGCGCGCGCGGAATATGGTGTGATCCTCTCGCTTGATGAGGCAACCACACTCCGTCAACAGTGGCTCACCAACTGGCCAGAAGCCAAACCCTATTTCGCACTGGTCAACCGGCTTCTGGACGGCAACGATACGACCCGCATTCAACACCTGTTGTCTAACCGATACCGCGGCGGAGTGGGGTATTGCGAGGTTGCTAACTCATTCTTCCAAGGGCTCGCGGCTGATATCGCGAAAGAGGCCGGGTTCCGAATCGCTCGCGCGTGCTACGTGGAAACCGGCTCTCCCCTGTACGGTTGCCGTGTTTGGAACTTCGTACATGATGAGTTCTTACTTGAGGTTCCGGCCGAACCCGCGCGGGCCACGCTTGCGGGTTGGGAGGTCTCTCGGATCATGGTTCAAACCGCCGCGCGTTGGATGCCGGAGCTTGAGGCCGGTATCTCCGCCGAACCCGCGTTGATGGCCAAACGCTGGACCAAATCCGCCGATATCAAGATCGCGCAAAGTGGCCCCTTCAAAGGGTGTCTGATTCCGTGGGAGTGGGATGAGGCTACCGGCCTCGCGAAAGAAGGTTGAGCCGTGAACGTCACGAATCCGAGCAACCGTACCGCATTGGTCGCCATTGACCCCGGCCGCAACTTGGGTTGGTGCCTCATGGCCTTTCTCCACGGCGCATGGACCCTCGCGGCTTGCGGGCTGGTTTGCTCCGCCGCGCGAGGTCTCAACGAACAAGCCGCGGAGACCCTCACCGGGGCTCAAGGGAGCATTCTCCGCGCCCTTTGGGCCATGGGCCATCACCCGGGCGATAGGCCGCTTGCGGTGTGCGAGTTGATGGAGTTTCGCCCGGACGATGTACGGAGCAACGCGCAAGACCTCATCCGAGTGGCAACCATCGGCGCGGCTGTTGCCGGTATGGTCTCCCTTGAAGCGAGGTTTGCAACCCCGCAAGAGTGGAAAGGTCAAGTCCCGAAAGACGTAATGGGCCGTCGGGTTCTGGCCATTCTCTCCCCGGGTGAGTTGGCCATCATGCGCGCGGGGCTCATGGACCATGCCCCGGGGCTCCATCACAACACCCTGGACGCAATTGGGATTGGTCTTTGGGCCACCGGCCGCATGGAACGTGGAGGGGTTCGGCCATGAGTTCCGAGGTTCGGCGCAACATCAACGCGGAGGTTTTCTTCACGGCAATGTTGCTTTTCGAGTCTCCGCCCGAAATGAAGGTAATTCAGACTTGGACCGATACCGAAGCGAAACAGGCTTTGGATTGGGTACAAGCGGAATATCTCGCGCGGCAAATCTCAACTGGTATGCCTCACCCGGGAGTCAAGCCCTCGGTTCTCCAACACTTCAACTGATAGAAGGTCTCCCATGCCTCAACCGCCCCCGGTCACCCAAGTTCTTTTGGATTCACGCTCCGGCTTTTCGCTGGACGGAATCCCCCTCACCAACTGGACGCGCAACCCGGAGCTTGCGTTAGCCCCGGAGGATTTCCGCGCGGCCCCTACTCGCACGGTTCGCAAGTTCGTTCTTCACACCACGCAAGGGCTTTGGCCCCAACGGCTCATTGAAGGGGCCGGAGCGGATTCCGAACGCGCGGAGAACGTCTCCCGGTATTGGAGACGAAACAAGGCCAGCGCATCAACCCCCGTGATTGTGGATACCAACGGGCAACTGGTCCAAACTCACTACCTCATCCCCGTGATTGCGTGGCACGCGAAAGGCGCGTCCATGGACTCTATCGGGGTTGAAGTGGTCCAGGTCTCCGACGGCAACGCGGTTTATTCGGCGTCATGCCTCACCGTCGCGCGCCTCATCCATGGCACGATTCAAGCGCAACACCGTCAAGTGAGCCTGTTGAACCCCTCGGATGCGTCGCACCCGTTGCCGTGGTTGGAGGTTCGCACAAGCTACCCCACCGACGGAACCCGGCCGCGAGCCGTGGCGCCGGAAACGCGCGGCGTGTTCGGCCATAGGGACGTGCGCCCGCTGGACCGTGGCCGGGGAGACCCGGGCGATTTCATCATGGTTCGGGTTGCGGAGGTCTTGGAGGGGTTGGCCGCAATCGGGCCGGTGCGATATCAGGTTGTGAGAACCTAACCCCGGAACAGTGATCGGAACGTGGCCGGGTCTACGTGCATCACGGCAAGCATCATGGCCGCACGTGACCCGGGAGCCACTTCCGCGCGCCTCGCGATAAAGTCTCCGATGTTTTGCGCGCGGATGCCCGCAACCAAGAGCATCGCAACCGTAGTTCCCCAATCCAGTTTATCGGCCATTCGGAGCCGGTACATCGCAACCACAACCGCGATGTAGATAGCCCCGTCGCGCGCGACTCGGAAACGATCCCTCCAAACATCGTGAGGGGTTCCCGGGGGAGGCACGGAGGCCGGGGAGCCGGGAGACCTCGGAGCCCCGGGAACCCCCGCGGCTGGCGTTTGGACCCTCGGAGCCATGGGAGCCCCCTCGGAGCCGTTCCCGGGGCTCTCCGGGGCTCCCCCGGGGCCGTGTTGCCATGGAGCCGGGGGCGGAGGGGTTGAGTTGCGAGGGGAGGGGAGGGGGCCGGGTGCGCTTGTGCGCTCTTGCGGGTCACTCATGGAGAGGCATTATCCGCCGCTCCGCGGGCCGAAGTCTACCCAATCCACGGCAACCCCGTAGAACTCATCAACGTTGTGGGCTCCGCCGTCGATTCCCGCCCAAAGCCTCACCGCGTATTCGTAACCCCCTTCAATGAAGAACGGTTGCGAGGTTCCGGCAAAGAGCTCCAGGTTGATTGCGGGGAAGTCCAGAACAAACGGCCCCGGAGGGGAGAAACTCCCCGTATAAATCTCCCAACCTGGATTAGGGCCAGAGTCGTAAGTAAGCGGGTTGGAGAGGTCCAGAAGCCGGTTGAAGCTATACCGAACAATCTCCATCCGCGCGGGAGTGGTGCGGCCCCCGGTAGCGTTGTGAGTCTTGACCCTCACGTTGACGCCAACCACTTGAGCCCCTTCGGGGATGCCTACCAGCGGAACCACCCAACATGCCTCATTGACTTGAGACCGGATGCTTTGGCCGTTGTACGCATACCAATCCCCGGCCGAAAACGGGTTCCATCCGTGGTTGAGGGGGTATGCCTTCTTTCGGTTCTTCCCCGTGGGATAGTTGAAGTCTCCGCCCGAATCAATGAGCCCTTGAACCCATGCGGCGTTATCCGCCAACAAACCCACAATCCAGTTGTGCGTTTCGGCGTCGTATCCGAGGCCGGGTGAATCCCCTTGACCCTTGCGGCCGGAAGTAGGCTCAACCCTCACGGGCTGGCCAACGGCTCCGGGAGCCACTCCGGCCCCGGCCGTGAAAACGCTATCGGAAGCCCATTCGGGAACGGCTGGACGTGTCACTTTAGATTTCTCCCATCATGCGGCCCCCGGAGAGGGGAGCGGAAACCGACTCCATGCCATCACTCGGAATGGAATCATAGATTGAGACGATGCGAAGAGGTCCAGAGTCAACGGCCGTGTACAGCCGGAAACTCTCACACGCGACCTTTGCGAGTTGGAACCACCGGAGAGCTTGGGTGCGAGTCGCTTGCGTCTCCCACGGGCGAAACACGTAAATCGCAACCGCTTTGCGGTGAGCCCAAATACGGAACTGGTCATGGCCGAAAACGAGAAGCGCGATCTTGCGGAGGTCTGCCATGTTGCCACGGCTCCGGTTGACCGCGATTCGGATAGTGATTCGCACCCGGTAAAAGTCGTCGGAATCCCCGTTGCGCGACTCACCAACCAACCGGCCCCACTTTTCAAGGGCTTCGTTCTCCGCAACCGAAAGGAACCGGAGCGTGAACAGTTGCCAACACGCATCCTCCAAGTCTTGGAGTTGCTTGAGGTAGGAACCAAGCAACGCGAGAATGAGGGGCTTTTGAAACACGGCCGGAACCGTCGGAAGAACCTCCGCGGAGTGGTCCAGTTTGCCCGTGGGGGCTCCGTTGTCGTCGTATCTCATGGAAGCCTCACGCAACCGTTACGGCAATGCGCGACACGTCAAACGACGCCCGTTGACGCACGCCCAACGACACAACCGACGTAGACACACCAAGGGCCGAAGTTCCAGCCCTTGCGCTGGTCACATTGAACACCCCCGGCAACTCGAAACACTTTGCTCCAACGCGCGACGGAACAACATCGTTGCCGGGAGCATGGGCCGCGTTTCCCCACTCTGCGAGAAGCGTTTTCAACGCGGAGGCTCCGGGAAACTCGGAGGTTGCGACGACGGTAACCGAAAGGTAGATGTTGACCAGTTGGGGCCGGGAGAACGAAACCGCGAAATCCAACCCGTCCGGGGCTGTTACCGCCATGGTCGTTGAGCCAACCGTACCGTCTCCGGGGGCTTTCTCTGCAAAGAGAACCTCCGCGATTTGCTGGTCATCACCCCCGGAAATGACAACCTCCATGGAGTGAGCCGGAATCGCATCCGCGGTTGAATCCGTGTCGTTGACCAGAACCGCGAGCGTTGAAACCCCGTCAACGTCGGAGAGGGCCGCAATCAACGCGGGTTGCGTGGCCGAACCTCCGGCCGCAAGTTCGCTTTCTTGACGGATCTTGTAAGCCTCATCCGACTCCACTCCATCACCCAACTCTCCATCCGCCGCGTTATTGATGGAGAGCCAACCTGTAACGGCCGTGTCCCGAAGGGTGAGGTAGGTTGCTGGACACGCAATCGGGCCGAACTCAACCGACTCGAATTGAACATCAATCACCGTACCCGTAGACCCGGAGCCGGGAACGGTAAACGCGGCGGAGTTCTGGAATCGTCGGTTTGTGTCTCCGACAACATGCGCGACCATTTGACCAGCAACAACGCTGGTCCCGGGAACCATGAGGCATTGGGCCGTAACGACCGTGCGCCGATGGGGCCGTCGCAACGTACCCGTGAGAGCTCCCACGGAATCCAGTGCCTCCCCTTCCGCGTCCCTTCGGTCAAATTGCTTGTGAATGGCCGCGAGGGCTTCCCATGCCGCGCCGAGTTGGGTTGCGATGGACGTGTTTACCAGCCCAATGAGGGAGGGGCCGCGAGCGTTCCAGAGGGGGCCGATATCGGAGGCTTGCTTTTCGGCCAACTCATCCAAGATCGTTGCGGCTGTTTTGGCGTTAAAGCCTTGCGGGGTGACTCCGTAGACCATGGGGCCACTCTACCACGGGTTCAACGGGCATAGGACAGCACAAAGGGCGCGAAGTCGGAGGCCGCGAGAAGCCCCGCGTTGGTCTTTGCCACGAAGTCAACAACCAACTCCCGGGTTGCGGAGAGCCGTGAGACCTCCAACCGGGTGACCGAACGAACCCCCGGAACCAGCAACAGCCCCCGGGAGAACACCCCGCGGATATCGTCCAGCGGGATACCACGGGCCATGACCTCGGAGAGCATGGGGAGCCCCTCCGCGGCATTCCAAAGCCACTCCCCGCGCCAAAGGTTGAACCGGATTCGCGCACCTTGGGCGATAGCCTGGAGCCCCTCGGAGAACGTTGCCTCACCCTGGACCAGTGCCATATCCCCGGAGGTTTCATCCATGAGAATATCAACGGCCGTAGGGGCGAAAACTCCGGTTGTCATGGTCACTCCGCGGAAGCGTCGCGAGGGGCTCCAGCGTCGCCCGTTCCCCCGAACTTGAGAGGGTCAATCCTACCGGCCTCCGTGGCCACGCATTGGCCGAACCCAACCCCGATCTTGAGAATATCAACCCACGAAGGGCCACCGGCCCCGCAACCCTCCGCGCAGAGGGAGGCCGCGAGCGAGAAAACGACCATGAGCCCCGCGGCTTTGAGGGCCGCACGAAGTTCTTTTGACACTGGACACACTCCCTATGAATCAACCTTGACTCTCTCGGAGCGTACCTCACCCGCGGGAGAAAGCACAGTGGGAGTCGGAGCGGCGGCCGGAGTTCCAGTTACCCCGCTGGACGTTGCGTGCGTATGGCCATCGAAAGCGGCCGCAAACCTGTTGAGTTCGGCCTTGACCAGTTCTGCCACGGCCAAATGCAGGTTTGCGGTTGCTGTTCCGAGTCGGAGCTCCGGGGCCGCAATGACCATGGCACCCGTCGCGATAACCGGCCCCCGGCCCGCGGAGAAACCGCACGGAAACGCAATGGAGTTGTCAAGGGAGTGGTTTCTACCATCCTCCGCCCGGGAATCCTCCCCGGTAACAAACCAGTGCGCGAAGTCTTGCGAACTCACCGTAACTGAAACGATGTTTCCAACCGCCATGGGGAATGAAATGTAAATGTCTCCGGCTTGCATGAACATAACCGGAACCTTGAGCAACTCCGGCAACGCTTCAAAGTCCCGAACTCCCTCAACCGAAGTGATGGACTCTGCAATCACGGGTTGGCAGTCAACCGTCGGGGTTTTCGTGTCGTTATGAAACCGGGTGACTCGCGCGAAGAGGGAGACTCTAATCTCCGAGCGTTGCGCCTCAAAGATCCTCCCCAATGCGTCGATTGCTTCGGGTGTCATGGTTGCTGGTCTTTCTCAATAGGGAGTGAGCGGCCGGGGAATCCGGCATTCCGTCTCACACAACCAATCCCCTCCCCACGAATCCCCGGAATACTTCACCGAATGCACGCGGAAATCCCCGGAGACCCTTTGCGAGTCAACCGTGATGCGATACCCGGGAGCAAGTTCGGGAATGAGAAACGAGAGGATGCGAACGGTTCTCCGGTCAACGAAGTGGGCTTCAATCAACCCGGTATCTTTGTTGAGCCTCACCCCCGTTCGCGCGAGGGCCGTACCGTTGCGGAGGATTTGAATAGCCCCGTTTTGAATGCTCCAGGTATGGCCCAAGCCGCGGAGAAACTCCGTCAATGACTTGGAGGCCAGCCCGTGAAACGACTTCGGCCGGGGGAGGGTCGTATAGTTGCCAAGTTGCAACAAACCAAGTTCGTTGAGGTTACCATCACCCAACGAAAGGGAGCGCGCGAGGTCACGAACCGGAACCCGGATATCAACCCCCTCCGCGTATGACCGGGTGAACCGCGTATCGGTGATTTTGTAACCGCCGTCGGTTCCGAAAACCTTAGTTGATGCCTCAACCCCCTCCGCCGAGTCTTCAAACCCGCGGAGGTCACCCACGAAAATGAGGGAGGGATCATTACCGTATCCGGCCCATAACTCAACCCGGATGCGCCTCCGGCTTTGGCGGAGGGCCGCGAGCCGGGTTCGGTGCGATTCGTTGAGGTTGGTGAGGGTCACACTCCCCGTGTTGGCCATGGAGTAAAGCGTTTTCGTGACCTCGAATTTGACGGCCAACGCGCCCCCCGGCTCGCGGCTGTCAAACACAAGATCGTTGAACCTCACCCGATAGCAGCGGTTGAAGAGGTCAAGCGTGCTCATGGCTCAACATACACCAACGAACACGAACCGTCTCCCAAAGTCTCAAGCGTCGGGGGAGTTCCGAGCAACAGCAACTCACCGGCCGCGAAACGAGGGTCGCGAACCCGGTAAGTAATGGCCAGCCCCGGAACCAGTTTCGCACCAAGCATGATCGCGCTTTCGTTCGCATCATAGATGGAGAGAAACCAACGGTTGGCCCTCTGGTTCCAATTGAACTCAAAGTAGAACTCCCGGCCTCCCAACACCGTACGTTGAGAAAAGAACGGCTCCGGGGGATTCGGGAGCGCAAGTTGTACAGCGGTTGCCATGGCCCTACCTGTTGTTCGTTGAGATAAGACCCTCACCGAAAAGCCGGTTATAGGTCGCAAAGGCCAGCGATTGCCGGGGAGTCTCCGCCGTCGCTTGAGGGCCGCGGTTGATGCGCGCACGGTCGCGCGGCCTCCGGGGAATGGGCGCGTTTGTCACGGCTCGCGCGAAAACGATGCGAGTAAACTCCAACTCAAATTCCCCTCCGTTTCCCTCTTTGAACTCCCGGACTACTTGCCATTCGGTCAAGAGCAACTCTTCCCACGGCCCAACGTCTCCGGCGACTCCCACGGTGTTGACCGTGCGCGCGGCTTGGATTCGTTCAATGAGTTCTGTTGCGGCTTTGACCGTTGAGGCCAGCCCCGGCCGGGTCTCCACGGGGGAGACAAACACCGTTGCCGTCACTCGGAGGGGCTTCAACACCGTGTGATCGGTGAGGGCCGCGCCTCCCTCAACGGGCTTTTCGGTGACCTCCATGGAGCCGTGAGGCACCACTTTCGTAACCAGCCCCGGGAACTCCAATACCTCCGAGTCATCGAAACCGTAAAGCCAGCCCATGGCTAATCCTCGCTCCCTTGGAATGAGACCAACCCGGAATCTTGGAGCGCGCGGACTTGCTCCCGGCTCTCATCCGAGAGCATACGCCGAACGGCCGGAGTTGCTTGCCGGATGATATCGGCCCCGTTCCCCGTCGGGTTGTTGATGGTCACGTGAACCGCGGGGTTGGAGTGGAGGTTAACCTCCGAGGCGCGCGGAGCTCCGCGGCCACCGGGGGCGGGAACCATCACCGGAGCCACGCCACGGCCCCCGGAGAGCCCCGGGGAGACCTGGACGGGCGACGCACCGGCCGGAGTCGTCGGAGCCCCCTCGCGGCCCCTCCGTGGCCCCGGGAGAGGGGCCGCACCCGTGAGCATCCGTCGGAGGCTCTCCGCCGCGTTGGCTTGGGCCGTGGCAGACACGCCAGCGGGGAGCGCGCGGGTATCAACCGCTCCGACGGCCCCGGGGGTGACTCCCCGCGCACGCATGGGAGTTCGGGAGGCTCGCAAAGCCGGGTTGTCTCGCGCGTTCGGGCCGATTGACATTGAATCCCAAAACTCACCGATGGCCCCGGTGATGGTTCGCACGGTGAAGAGAAAGTCATCAAAGAGCCCCTTGATATAGGTAACCGTCTCACCGGCCGCGCCAACCCCGAACATTTCATCAATGAACGAACCGATAACCGATTGACCTCCGGTGAAGAGGTTTATCAAGTCATCAACGACCACAACCACAACCCCGATACCGGCCGCGATAACTGCGAATTGAGCAATCAAGGGAAGGTTTGCGATGGCCCACATGGCCGCGGAACGCGCTCCCATGGCTCCCATGGCCGCGAGGCCGATACCCAACCCATTTGCGGCAATCGTGGTTGTGTTAAAGAAGTTGAGAACCTTCGTTCCGGTTCGCACCAACCATTCGAGTTTTGGCAACAGAAACAGGGCAATCCGGCTCTTGAGGGAATCCAGGCTCAACCCGGCGATATTCCACGCGCGAGAGAGCCGGAGCCCCGCGTTGATAGACTCTTGCGAGATACCTCCGCCACTCTCCGCCATGATTTGTGAGAAGTCGCGAATTGCATCGCGGCCCTCTGCGAAGAGGCTAATGAACCTCCGGCCCTCGGAGCCTAACAGCCGCTCCGTCAACATGAGTTGCCGCGCGGGCCGTTGCACACCGGAGAGGGCCGTTGCCACGTCTCCAAAGATTTGAGCGAGGGGCCGAACTTGCCGGTTGGAGTCTCTTACCTGGACACCCAACCGACGAAACGTATATCCCCCGTCGCCCAAGCCTCGCGCGGCCTCATCTACCTTCGCGCGGAGGCTTCCAAGCACACCGGCCGTTGCGTTGAGGTCCAGCCCAACGGAACGGCCAACGGCTCCCATGAGTTGGAGGTCATGGGTTGTGGTTCGGAGTCTATCCGACGTGTATTGGAGGTTTTCGACTTCCCCAACGAAGGCATGGGCGAAACCGATAACACCCCCGACGATGGCCGCGCCTCCGAGAGCTCCCTTGAGTCGCTTGAACCCGTCTCCGACAACCCCGGACTTCTTTGCCAACTTGTCAAGCAACCCGTCGGTTGCCTCAAGGGGTTTGTTATCGGCCTCGGATTCAAACTTCGCAATCAACTCCCGAATCGCGCCCATGACTCACTCCGCGTTGTTGAGGCTCTCGAATTGGTCAAGAAACATATGCGCTTGGAGCAACTCAACAAAGGTCCAGGTTGTTTCAATCTCTGTTTTGCTGGCCTTGAAATGCTCCGGGGTGAGAACGATTCTCCAAACCAACCAATCGGCCCCCGGAGGGAGTTGGATAGTCGCCCGCTTTACTCCGCCCGGGGCTCCGCGGGGGTTTCTCCGGCCATCGCTGCGGCCACGATTGCCGGGAGTTCTTTTCCCCAATCGGGCAACAGATTGATGAGGTCCATGAAGTTGAAAATGAGGGAGTACACGAGCCACTCAAGCAACACGGAAAACCGCGCGCCGAACAACTCATCACACAACCCCTCGTCCAAGGGCTCCGTCTGCCACTTGCCGTTGCGCTGGACTCGCGCGATGGAGTGTTGCCCGAATTGCTTTTGGAGGTACGCAACCCCTCCCGGGGCCGCGAGGATGCGCCGCGCGACTTGATACGCGAAGTTTGCGGCCCCCTCCGCCGTAGCCTTGCGGCCTCGGATGAGGTTCTCCGGGAGGTTCTCCGGGAACTGCGAGAGAAGCCACGCGAAAACCTCGCGTTGGAGGCTACAGGGCATTTGAGTACAGGTAACCTCAACCCCCGGGTTGCCGGGAGTGAGAACAGCCCCGGCCGTATCGGTGACCGGGGGAGTTTCGCCGAATCGCTGCGTTTCCGTCTTGAGCATGGTTGGAACCTCACACCTTGAAGGCAGTTGTTACGAAGTGGGGGCCGTGTATTGGTCTACGATGAAACCGAAAGACCACTCCACGTTCTGGACTTCTTTCCCCACTTTGAGGGGAGCATCGTTGTCAAGCCACGCGACTCCGCGCCACGTCTCCCCCGTGGTGCGGTTCTTCAACGAACACACCTTGGGTTTCCAGCCCGCGGCGTATTGCGCGCGGAACTTCGCCCGCAATACCGCGTTGGTTGCGCTGGTTTGATGCACGTTGATTTTCAGCGCGTGGAGACCATCGGTCACAATCGCAACCGCATACTCTCCCATCGTTCCGCGCTTCGCAACCATCGTTTCCGTCGGGGGTTCGATGGAGATAGCATCCCCGTCGCCGAACCCTTGAATGGAGAACGTGTCGAAAAGAAGCGTCCAGAGAACGGGGTTGTGAAGGCCGATAGGCTCACTCATGGCGGGAATCCTCTCTATCCGTCGTTGAGGTTACAGGGTGACAACCCCGTTGACCTGTACCTTGTGAATGCCACCGGAGAACACGAAAGAGAAGCGAATACCGCCCCCTCCGAGGGTCCGGTTTTCGCGCTCGCTTGTCGTCGCATCGCCGGGGGCCGGTGCGGTGAGTTCAACGGGGAAGTCCAGCGAAACGGCCTTGCGTTCGATGGCCACGCGGAGAACATCCCAAACCGCGTCTTGTGCCTTCTGGATATCCTCGGAGGTATAGGCCAGCCGGAGCTCCCGCAAGAGCAACCCGAACACGCTTTCACCGATACGGGCATCCAACCAATCCAGAAACACGGTGAGGTCACCATAGGTGCCGGAGGGAGTCTTACCCTCCCACGTGATACGGCCTCCGCGGTCTGCCACGTAGACGGAGCCGTTGTTGGCCAGAACGGCGGTAACCTCCGTCGGGGTAAGCGGGTCAACACCGATGGTCAAGAGCTCCCGGAAAGCCCACGTGGGAGCCGTTCCCGAATCCCACGTGCGGGAGAGGATCACTCCGGCCATGGCTCCATCCGAGCGTTCTCCCCGTTCTTTGTAACGGGCATCAACCCGCTTGTGACCCGCGGCCATGAGGGCCGGGAGCAACACGGCCCCGCTGGTCTTCTCCCGGGTGTCTTGCGTCACCGCAAAGAACACCCGTTGGGCCGTCGCGCACCACGTTGCAACGGCCTCAATGTTGGCTCCCGAAGTGGAGTCAATCATCACGCCATAGAAATCCGGGTCAACCAAGGCCAGTTCCGAGAGCCGGGTATCGTAATCCGAACCGGCTTCCGTATCCCGATACGAAACGCACGGATGGAGGCTCACCACTTGGAGCTTGCGCCCCGAACCGCTTTCCGCGGTCATGGTGAAATATTCGTTGGTGAGGGTGAAAGAGGTTGAGACACCCGTAAGCGCGTCCAAACTCGCATGGAGCCCCGCGGCAATGTCCGTTGCGGCGTCGCCCGTGAGAACGGTGTAGGTTCCAGTTCTCAGAACCGAATCCCACGTGTAGAGCTTGACCTCAACCACCGTACCCACGGCCGGAACGGAGGTCACGTCAAAGCGGGCCGTCCATGCCACGCTTGAAACGTTGTTCGCAATCTTGAGGCGCGCGGGCCGGGGGGTCTGCGCGAAGTAGGCTTGCGCGATAAGGTACGTCGGAGACCTCGCGACGAAACCATCGGCCGCGACTCCCGCGAGGCCGGTATAGGTTCGGATGCCCGAAAACCGGGTGTGCTTGGAGAGGATGAGGCCGGTTCCGAACCCGGCAACGGCCGGGGTTTGCGAGGTTCCGGTGATAGAGACCTCAACGATTCCGAGAGGGTCACTCATGGGTGTGCAAGTTCCTTTCGTGGCTAGTGTACCGCGTTTCGCGGCGCCACGGAAGGGACCAGCGTTGATGAGTTGGGAGAGGGGGCGGAGGGGCTGGAACTAGGCCGGAGGGGAGGTCACGCGCGAGGCGCGGCCATCACGCGGGCGCGTCAACACCCTTGTTCGTGATGACAAAATCACCGTCAATGGTGAAGATCGCATCCGCGATGCCGGTGTAGAGGCACGCCAGCGCGCCGGAGTTGTTCGCCACGTCCGGGAACGCCGAATCGCTGGCGAAGTAGTTCGCGAAATCCGCGTGCTTCATGGTCACCGCGAACTCACCCGTGCGCCGATCGTTCCACACGCCCGAACCGCGCGACAGAACCAGCCCCTCCACGCGACGGAAGCCCACGACCACGGCCGGTTCCTGCGCGATGACTTGGAAGTAGCCGGTGAGTTCGTGCTTGTCGCCCGCGTTGATGGGGTACTCCCCCGAATCCGGCATGGTCATGTTGGCGTTGACGGGGCTCCCCGTGCCGGTGACCTGGACGGGCGAGAGGCTCACGGGGAAGCCACCGGCCGCGCGCATCGCGGTACGAAGCGCCGCGATGGCATCCGTTGCGGCCGTGAGGCTTGCGGAGTTGACCACTTCGGTTGTGGTGAAGCGCGCGCGGAAGGGTTGGCGGTTGCGGGGAAAGAGGCCGGTGCGACGGGCTTGACGGTTCATGGATGGAGCTCCGATGTTGGGAGAGGCCGCGGGCTTGCGGCCCCGCTGTTACAGCCCCTCAAGCCTACACGGAAGTCACATAGGCCGCAATCGCTCCGCGGAACTCCACTCGCACGGAGGCACCATTCCGCGGGGCCGCGAACGCTTGGAGATAGGTTCCGGTGAAGCCCAAACCGGGGAGGTTGGTTTCGCTCACGAAGTAGGAGCTCCAACCCGTGAACGTGGTTGTACGCATCCAACCTCCGACCAACTCAACCCATGTGCCCGAACCACGTTGCGCGATGATACCGCCAACCTCGCGACACGCGAGAAGCGCACCGGCCGCGGAGTAGACCAGAAACACCCCCGACAACTGGTATCGTGTTCCGACTCCGGCCACGAACCCCCGCGGAAGAACCAAATCCGCGGTCTTGTCGGGGTTGCCGCTTGTACCCGTGAGCGGTGTTGAAGGGAGGTAGAGAAGCGTTGAGGGGTTCTCAGTTACCGGCCCGACGGTGAATCCAGGCATTTTGACCTCATAGTTGATTTCAACCCGGTTGAACCAACCCACTCCGCCGGGAGGGGTTGTGTCTACGGGTGCGTTGACTTGGAACACCATTTCGGCAACCGAAACAGAAAGCTCCCGGTTCTCCGCCGTTGCCGCGAAGGGGCCGAACTCACCCAAGGTGTTGAGGGCCACTCCGGCCGCGCGGAGAGCCTCGGAAACGCCCGGGGTATAGATGACTTTCGCGAACCTATCCGCGGGGCCGAACGGGGCTCCGTCTCCGAGGGCCGTTGCATCGCATTCGATGCGCGCGGTTACTCGGAAGAGGTCAACGCTCCAGACCTCGCGGCGGAGGTAACCCGGTTCGGTTGCGGTTGGCTCAACCCACGTGTGCCGTTCTTCCGGCAACCCGAATTGACGGTTACCCGCGGGGGTGAGTTTGACCCGCGGGTATTCGGTCCACTCTCCATCACGGCCGGTGTGCGCCCACTCTACCCGGCTTGTGTCCAGCCCCGCGGAGGTAGCTACCGCCGTCTTGATGGCCTCCATCGCTTGCGTCCAGGTCATGGCAGAACCCCCGAAAGTATGTCGCCGGTTGAAAGAACGAAGGTAATTGAACTGCGAAACAATCCGGTATCAATGAGCGGTGTTGTTGACTCTTTGCGGGCTTTCGTCGCATCGCTCAACCCGGGCGAGATACCCGCGCTGATTCGCTCTTGGATGGAGGCAACAGCCCAAAGGCCGATTGCACGGCCCAACGTCTCCGCGTTGATTTCCCCGCTAATAACCTTCTGGTATCCCTTGCGCATTTTCTCCGCGGCTTCGGTTTCGTGTGCGTCGTACCACGCTCGGAGCCATGAGCGCGAAGGGACGTTCCCTAACCCGAACTCATGGATTGCCGCAATGTCAACAACGGTAACCCCTCCATGGTCCCGGGTTGCCTCCGTGCCTTGCACGCCAACCTTGACCGATATACGCGGGGTTGCCGCAATCCGATCTTTGATTGCGTTAGGGTTCCGTTGCTTGACCTTGACTCCCACGGCTCACACCACAACCGGCCCGAACCCGGCAACCATGGCCAGCGCATCAAACTGGTCTTTGTAGGTTGAAGTTCCGCTTTGCTGGTTCGCGATTCTAACCTCGCGGCCCTCCGGCTCCATGGTAAGTTGATGAGCCGTCCAAAGCGCAACACCGTCGTCGCGCAAGTCTCCCCACGAAGCCGCGGAGCAACGTCGCAACGCGGCGTCAATCTTTGCTTGGACCAGAGTATCGGGGGCTTTGTTGAAGGCCGGGAACCGGACTCGGAACGTCGGAAGGTCCATGCCTTCACTGTACCGCGTTCCGAGGCCGGGAGGCTAGCCGTTCGGGAGGGGAGGGGCCGGAGGCGCGGCCGGGGGCTTTGCCTTGGACCGGGGAGCCGGGGGCGCGGCCGGGGCCGGAGGGCCGTCCAGGGGCTCCAGAGGGGCCGGAGGCTCCGGGGGAGGGGCCACCGGGGCCGGAGGGCCGTCCAGGGGCTCCAGGGTCACCCCCATGGGCTCCCATCGCGCGAGTTGACGCCGCTCCCCGTCGGAGAGCTTGTCTTCACCCTCCCACGTGGCCGGTTGACCTCCCGGAGCGAGGGCCGCGAAGATTGCGCCGATGGAGAGGATTTGAAACCCGAAACTCGCGCGGCTGGTAATTCGGATGCGTGCCATGATACTTGAACCTCACACGTTGTCGGTTGATGTTGAGTTGGCCCCTCGCTCACGCAAGCGAGTTGTCGGCGTAGGCAATGGCCTTCGGTTCGATGACCACAGTACCGCCGCAACGGGCCATGGCCGGAATCACCACTTGGAAGCCTCGCTCTTGCGGAGCGAACTCCGTGTAGACCATGGGAACGATGGCCCCCAAAATCTTGGGATCGCGCCGATACGCAACCACGCGCGCGGCTCCCCCGGTTCCGGCCGAAGCGAGGCGGCTCCAGGTATCCACGGTGATACCGTAAGCCTCTCGGAGCTCTTGGGTGACCGTGGCCCATGCGCTCACTCCGAGCGTGGTACGAATCGCGAGAAGCGCGGTTTTCGCGAGGGGAGGGAGAAGAATCGTATCGGGCACCGAACTTTCGATGTACCCCACGCGGGCCATGAGGCCGCCAACCCACGTGAGAATGTCGGCCACCACGGCCGAATGCGAAAGCGAGGTCCAGTTGCCCGCGGAAAGGGGAACCGTCTCCACGGAGGGATGCGAGAGAAACCCGGGGATGCCCGCGTCACTGTTTCCGAGCGAAACGAGCGAATCCGTCATGGTCTCTACGGCCTCGCGCGCCGCTTTCTGTGTCTCCACGGGGAGGTTGATGAGACCAACCGCCGCGCGGAACACGTCCATTTGAGACCACGAACCGGCCGCGCCATACGTGGCGATGTTGCCGGTGAAGGGACGGCCGGTGAGGCTCACCAACGGTACATCCGTGGAGAGTTCGGTGATGAGTTGGGCCGTTCCAACCTTGGAGAGAAACTCTCCGATGTACCCGGTTGAAGTCTGGTGAACCGGCGAATCCAGCATGGGAACGAAGTCCAGCGCGCGGAGAGCTTGGAACTTGTCGCGGTAGACCTGAGAGAGCCGGGTACGGAAATCAACCGTAAGGTTGATGGAATCCGAATCGAAACGTTGGAGAAGTTGCGGCGTGACCGTAATGACGTTCTGTTGCCGCGCACCGGCCTCCGCCGCACGGGCGAGAACGGAGGCCAGTTGCGAATCCTCGCGCGAAAGGTCCGCGCGGCGGTTGAGGGGGCCGGGGCCGCGGTTGCGTTGGATCTTCATGGAAGTGGGGGCTTTCTACGTTGAACGGTTGTCGGTTGAGGTTGTGTCTACTCGCTCACGCGCCGTCCAGCGCGAACGCTGCGAAGTAGGTTGAAGAGGTAGAGGGCAGGTGTCCCGAACCCGCTTGAATGGCGATGTAAACGCCCGGGGCCGAACCCCCGGTTTCGCGCACGAGGTCATTGACCGCGTAGGTCGTACCGCCCGCGTAGGCTCCGCGCCACGTGACACCCGCGGGGCCCGTGGGGCCGACTTGGGCCGGTTGACGGAGGTTGAAATCCAGAAGAACCAGCGCGGCGCCACCGGAAAGCGCGATGGAGTCAACGGCCTTCAAGTGGCCGACGGGGATTCGCGTACACGTGGCCGAATCATCGTCGCCATACCGGAGGTTTCCGGGGGCGCCGGAGGCTCCGCCCGAATCACGCGCGTACCACGTATCGGCCGCGGAGATAGGGTCCGTTGAGTAGTTCTCGCAGTAAACCCACATGCGACCTTGACGGCACACCGGAACCAACATCCCGTTGGCGTACTCCGAGGTTGCCGGGTCACCGGGGAGTCCGGGGTTGTACGCAACGAACCCAAGAAACGCGCGCGTTCCGCTGGTCCGCGTGCGTTGCATGGTCTTGATACCCGAACCCCCGAAGCCTCCCGGGAGTTGGAGAGCAACCTTGCCGGAACTGGTCCCGGTTGAATCGACCAACACGGCCGTTTCGATGGTTGCGAGGTTGAGGTCTCCGATTATGCCGGAGACGGCGCGCGGCGGTTGGATTCCGTAATTGAACGTGGGCATTGGACGCTATCCCTTGAGGTTCGATGTTGTCGGTTGAGGGTTGAGCCTAGTTCCCCCGGAGAGGCGCGCGGCCCCGCGCGAGGGAGTCTTGACGGAGTTGCTCCGTTGCGGAGAGCTCCGGCCGCGCGGGAGCCGGGGGCTTGCCGGGGAGGGCCGAAGCGAGGTTCACACGGGCCACGCTCGGATGCGAGTCCATGCGGGCCGGGGGCTCTTTCGAGTCGTCGGTTGCGGCCGGGGGAGCACCGTCCATGGAGGGAACATCCTCCCCGGTTTCAACCTCGATTGCATCGAACAACCCCGAAACGTAATCCTCCGACTTCCCCTCCATGGAGAGTTCGGGGTACGCTTTCGCGACGCAATCGCGCATCACTTCGCCGGAGGTCTTGCCTTCGGCCTTGTAATCCGCTCCGAGGATGGAGGCCGCTTTCGCGAGAACCTCCGTATCCGTTGCGTCGTACCGAAGCGCGGCTTGAAGGTTCTTCTCCGCGGCCTCCGCGCGCGCCGTTGCCGCGAGAGCTTGCGACTTGAGTTCGGCCTCTCGCGTCGCACGCTCCGAGGCCAGCGAATCGAACCGCGTAGCCTCACGCGCGAGGGCCGCGAGAAGCGCCGCGTTATCGGCCTCCGTGCCTCCGACGATGTACGCAACACCGCCAATCATTACCGTTTTCATGGTCTGAAACTGCCTTTCGGGCGCGTTGGCCCCGCTGGATTGTGACGCAAGGTTACCCTCCGAGTCAAGACGGAGGGATACCTCCGGCCCTTGCTTCCCCTTCCGAGTAACCGCAACGTGGTTGTACCTAATCTTGCGCTGGATTGCGTCGTAAGGTTCCCCGTCGGGGGTTACCCCGCTGGACTTCTCCACGCTGCAATTATACCCGGGGCTCAACTCAACCCGACGGTTCGATGCAACATCGTCCAGAAGCTCCGCGTCTTGAATCCAGAGCTTGCCGGATGCGAAGGGCTCTTGCGGCCCCACGGAGCCGTTGACTACGTGGCCGCGAGTGTGCTCCCGAAAGTTGGAGTTGGTCACAAGCCCCGGATGCTCCAGACACACCGGAGCCCCGTCCAGGGTCGCGAGGCTTTCGGGCGCGGAGACCTCTTCCCATGGCCTCCACTCCCGGACGGTTGAGCCGTCGGGTTGAACGTAGGAAACCACTCCCGAACGGGTGAGCATCGCGGGAATGATTGCTCCCCCTTGCGGCGTGCGTTCGATGTTCCCCGGCAACTCCGAGTCAAGCCGGAAAGCTCTTGTGACCATGGCTCTATTATACCTCACTCGAAAATATGTGAAAGGTCCGGGGTTGCCGTGCAACGACATTGGAAGTCCATTCCCGGGTTCAAGTGAATACCCTTCTTTGCGTTGGTCAAAGGGGGTTTGTTAAACTCGAATTGTTTGCCGTGCAACTTGAAGTGGTTTGAATCCGAATCCTCCCACTTCCCCCCGGGTCTACCTCTCACCCTTTCATCGTTGCTGGTTATCCAGGTGTAACGGTTTGCGCCCACGGATTGAGCGCGAAAGCGTTGAATGTCCGCGTTGGCCTTGAGTGTTTGGTCACGCGCGAGCAACTCCGCGTGGCTTTCGGTCGTACCCGTGGCCGCTTGGATTCGCTCCCTCAACACCCGGACGTGTTCCCCGTAAGAGTTCGCAATCACACGTTCCGTCTTGACTACTTGCTCACCCACAAGCCGTTTGATTAGATCCGTGTTCTTCCGACGGAACCCGTCCAGAAACGGGGCCATATCCGAACTTCCGGCCTTGAGGTTGATTGCGTAAATGGATGCCTTGAGTTGTTGGCCGGGTTTCGCGCTGGCCTTGACCAACTTGTCAAACCCGGAGTTGGCATCCCGAACGATCGCGCGGCCAAACTGGTCAACCAACTCCGTTTGGCCGAAGTATTCCATTACTCCATCAATCATCAATGAGAGGTTGTGTTGGGTGAGCCCCCTTGCGCGGTCTGTCTTCTGGAGCAACCGAACCAGCGCAACGCGGTTTCCGAGCAACCTCCGAACCAGCCCCGAATCCTCGCGAGACTCCGGCTCCGCGCCCATGGCCTCAAGATAGACGGATTCAAGCTCCCGGAGCATACGCAACAGCCCGTTGCGATAGGCCGCGGGGGCCGGGGGTTGCGGGGCCGGGAGCCTCCGGCCGTTGATGACTACCCAACGAATCACGGCCCCTCACCAGAAGCCGCGGAGGGGGCCGGGAGGGCCGGGGGAGGGGCCGGAGGCTTGGACGGGTCAAGGGCCGGGTCTCCGCCGTCTCCGGGGCCGTCCAGGGGCTCCCGCGACGGAGGGCCGGAGGCCAGTGCCTTTGCCACGCTGATATCCAGGGAAGAGTAATCCGGCCTCCAATGGCCCTCCGGCCCGAACCTCAACACGGCAATCTGTTCCGGGGTTGCGATGCCCGCGTTGATGAGTTGGATATCCAGGTCTGAAACGGCCTTGATGGCCGCGAGGTTTTCGGCCTCCGTCGGAACCTTGAGGGGAGGGAACTCCCATTCCCAACCACTCACCCCGGGACACAACTCCGCGGCAACCGCGTTAAGAAGTTGCATCATGGGAGGGAGCAACTCATTTTGCTGGTAGGTTGCGACGGAATCATACCAGAGTTGGAGGTCACTCTCCCCGGTTGCGTTGAGGCCGGAGGGGCTCCGACCATAGAGCACCGTTACCGGCATTTCAGCCGCGGCGGAGAGCCTCACCAACAACTGTTCCAGAATTGCCGCCGCACCCGTGAGCGTGCCACTCTCAACCCTCTCGAAAGATTCAGCATCGGCGTCAATGGCCAGCATGTGAAGCGTGGAGAGGGTTTGCCGCGCGAGTTTCAGACGAAACCGCACAAGATCGGGCCGAACTTCGTTAGCGGTCTTGAGTCCCTTGACCTTGAGCACCTTGATTGAGAGTTCCCGCAACAGAACGGAAATGCCTCCCCACGTTTCGCCCATATCTTTGATCGCGCCGTAGATGCGTTGGAGGATTGAGTAATTCCAACCCATGTTGTATGCGCGCTCAACAGGGTCCAGTTTCATCCCGTGAAACATGGGAACGCGCGTCGCGTGAACCCGGCTTCCGAGGGCTTGATAATTGAGGGTCATACCCACGGGTACGACCGAATAAGCGGAGGGTTGGCCCAAGAGCTCCGAGTTGGGATCGCAGTAGTAACCAGCCGCGATAAGAACGCGCCTATCCAGTTGCTTGAGAAACCGAACCGGCTCACCCATTCGGAAGGGTTGGGTTTGGTCCGCGTTGGTTGCGAGCCACAAACCGGCATCACCGAACAACCGGCCAAAGATTGCAGAATCGCGGATCTTCTCTTGGTATCCGAGAGCGTCCAACCGGGTTTGAACCGCCGTTACTTGCTCTTTGCTGGCCTTCTTATTCTTCACCACGGGCTTTCGCTTCATGGCCTCGGAGGGGAGCTTTGAGACAACCCGGTATGCCAAGTCGTCGCCATAGTAGATTGCGGAGAGTTCGGGCAACGTGAGTTGCGGCCCTTTGAGGTAATGCGCGTCTCCCTCCGTAGGGTCACCGATGCCCGTATTGCTGTTGAACCAACCATCCTCTCGGAACTCCCCTTCCGAGGGCTCAACGGCCCCTCCCGGGCGACTTGCGAGAATGTCAAACGCGGCCATGGTGAGGGCTTGCGCGTCCAGGTGTTGGTGTGTGTGGTCCATGGTCTTGACTCTACCTCAAGCGGCGTGTTGGTACGTGAAAAGTTCACCCATGTATTTGAGCCATGAGGCCGAACCCGATTGAAGAAAGTATCCGAGAGCTTGCGTACAAGCATCAACGTTATCGTCGGTTGTGAACCGGGGGAACCTCACCAACTCATCAACCACACGTTGCGTCCAGGGTTGGCCCTTCCGAATCTTCACCCGTCCAGCCGCGAAAGCCGGGGTACATGCCATCAACCGCGCCTCTTTGGAGCCCTTCGGGGTTACCGCCGCCATACCCACAACGGAGTTTGACAACAGGGTAACGATTGCGGGGCCGTTGGCTTTGTCTTCAATGAGGGTTGTGAAGATAGACGGATGCGCCTTAACCGCGGCCTCAATGTTGGCCATGGTCGCGAGAATGTTCCATTGGTCGTTGCGAACTTCGGTGAGATAGAACGAATCATCCGAGGGGAGGTAATACCACACGTGACCCGCAACCCAATCACTGGACGCGAGGTCTTTGAAACTGCAATCCCAACTGTGTACACCCACGGCCCCGCGACGTTCCAACTCTTGCGAATCCCACTCATGGTATCCAATCCAGGTGTCTTGAATGATACCTCCGCCCGGGGGTACGGGTTCCTGTTGACATTGCGCCGAGTAGAGCAACGGCCCCATATCCCGCTTGAGAATCGCCACGGCCTTTGCATCGAACCGTGCGGGGCAAAGCAACTCCCCGGCCTCCGTTCGCGGGTCACGGCCCCACTTCGTGTCACAACGCTTCTCAGGAATAAACTCCATGGGAAGGTTGACGTGAACCCACTCCCCCGGTTGAGACTTCAACAGGTATCCCGCAAGGTCTCCATCATGGAGCCGTTGCATTACGATGATTCGGTAAAAGCGTTTAGGGTCCGCTTTACGGGTTGCCATGGTCCCGGCAAACCAGTTGGTCACCCGGTTGAGCGCGTTCCGAGCATCAACCCCCGAACCTCCCAATACGTCTTGAGGCTTGAGAGGGTCATCAACGATTTGTTTGTGAGCGTGCCAACCCGTGGCTTTGCTCTGGATAGTGGTTGAGAACCTCAACCCTCCATCGGCGTTATACCAAACACCCAACGTATCGCTTCGGTCTTTCGACTTGTCATGCCGCGAGTGGATAACCCGGGGGTGTTTGCACGTACCCGGCTCATGGCCGCACTGGTCTCCGAAAAGAATACGGAAGAGGGTTGAGTTAACAAGGTTGCGGCTTTTCTCCGAGTCGCGAACGGCCAACGACTCATCAAAAGTCGCGAACATGAAACGGTCACCGGAGTGATGGCACAACCAATCAAACACCGGATACATAACCGAAACAATGGAGCTCTTGGAGGTTCCCGGAGGTTGGTTGATAATGAGCCCCTCAATCTCACCACGGCTCACGGCCTCCAAGTGGTCGCAAATCAACTTGATATGCCAACCGTCGGAGAACGGAACCCCCGGCTCAACCGTTGACCAAAAGAACTTGACAAACGAATAGAACCCCTCGGATACGATCCGTCGCCGGATGCGCTCCCGGTTCTTTTCGCGCTGGATTGCCTCCGCCGAGTGGGCGCTAAAGGGTGCGCTCACAACAGCCCCGCGGAGTCGCCGGAGAGGTCCAGGGGTTCGGTTACGCCCGGGAGAGGGGGCTCCCCGGGTTGGAGCTTAGACTTCGCGGCGTCGTACGCTTGGAGGTCCAGTGCAATCAACTCATCCTCCGGCAACCCTCCGAGGTTGGGTGAATAGGTCTTGGAATCCTCCGGCTTCGGGGGAGAGAGGGCCGCGAGGGTCTTGGTTAACCGTTCGGCCATCGCAACCAACTGTTCCGGCGCAATCGTCTGTTTCTTCCCTCGGAGCGAGGTCAACGACCGTTCAAACTCCAAGGCCAGCGCATCCGAGGCCATACCCGTAAACGAAGCCAACGCGCTTTGCGAACGCGCAACGGAGTCGCGAATCAACCCCGCAATGGCTTGGTTCATGGCGGTATCGTACGTGTTCGCCCTATCCTCCCACTCGAATTGCTCCGCCCAAAGGTCAACCGTGTTGGGTTGATACTTGCGGCGGAGGGAGTCCAGGTTGCCGCGCGGCTTCCGTCGGGGGTTGTTCGGTGAGTGGGTATCCCAACCCAAAGACACGAAGTCTTGGAAAGCCTCAAAGGCCGTCTCTCCCTCCCCCGGGTATCTCACACATGCCGGATAGACAAACATCCCCGGACGATACCACGTAGGGAGCTCCGTAAGCCACTCCCCGCGAGCCTACGGCCTCGGAGGTCTCCCACGGCTCCGAGGGCCACTAGTGCGGCGCTACGGGGCTGGACGGATTAGCCTCCGGCCTCGGAGGTCTCCATGGGAATTAGTAAGGGTATTAGATCCGAGGTCGATTCCCTAACCCCTTCCGAGGTTGGCCAACACTGTACGGGGGATGTAGTCAAACACGCGCAATGTAGGTTCGTTCCCTACATGGTTGGTTTCCCGAACCGGGTTAGGTTGCCTCCCCGGGAGGGTTGCGGGTTGCTAACCTATCAAAGTCGGTTCCCGATTTTCCATACTTTTCAAAATGTCGTAGCATGTAGGTATATGTCGTCGCAACACGTTTTCTCCATGTGGTTTCAACCACTTAGCAATCACCCATTTCTTTTGAGAGGATTGCAAACATCATTGGAGATATTGAAAGAGAGAGTGGGGTATTTACAATGTATATGTAGAATTACAGTAACAACGGGTGCATACGTCACCAGACTCTAGACCTCTCTCCGAAGTCGCGACTATCCTCGCAAGTGGCACCCTATGTGACCATACACGGCTCTAAGTTGGCGATATCATGTAACTATTGGGATACCTACACTGTGCGCATATGTCGCAGAATGTCATCGCATGTCTTCGCACATGCGCTTTTGCCTACATCGCCCAAGTTGAGTTTTGCGCCGAATAGTTAGGTTTTCGCGGTCTAGAGTCCATCGTTACACCCTCACTACACCCGGAACAGCACACAAGGGATTGACGGGGAGCCCCTCCCGGGGAGACCTTCCGAGGCCATGAGCAACTCCGACAATCCGCCCCCGAACCCGGCCCCGCACACCATGCTTTCGATGGCGTTTCACAACCCCGCGCACGGGTACTCTGGAACGTTTCAAGTCCAGGTGTTGACCAGCGGAAAGCGCATTCTCTCCCGGACGGAGTACCGCGCCGCAATGGTTCGCAGTTGCCCGAACCGGCGACGGCCGGGGAGAGGCCGGTGTACGTGTTCAATGGAACTCAACCCCGGCTCCCGGTTGGTCAAAGGGGCCGTGGGAGAGTGGGAGGTAGTCCCGGGGTTTCGTTGGGTTCTGGTTTCCGAATCCCCCGGCCGTTCGGTTACGGGTTCGGCCTTCACCGTTCGGGAGGCCATCGGCGCGGCAAAGTCCGCGGGTGAGGCCGCGCGGGGTTGTGGCCATGAGCCCCGAACCATCACGGTTACCCTTCTGGTT